TGGTTGGTGCCTTGGGATTCCTTGCATGATAAATCCAGCACCACTAAGGAGCCCGATCGAAATCGTCAACGCCTTGAACGACATTTCATGCCTCCAGTTCTTCAAAGTGAACAAGATCATCGAAAGTCTGATCCACAAACACCCAGTCACCATCCCAGTCTCCACCCCATCGAATCTTGATTCCCATACGGTCTGCAACTCCTTTTACATAGCCACCAAAAGCGTAGAACATGGCGACCTGCTTTGTATACAGGTTCATGGCTGCTGCGTCTCCCGCCAGAGCTTTCTTCTGAACCTCTCTATCAGGCCATTGGAGAGGATAAGGAGCTACGTCCACTGCGAGGGAGGGAGCATCGAGAGGATAGACATGCTTACTTTGGAGAGTCTTGCTCACTCCCCGTGCTACGTTCTCTCGTTGTTTAGTCTCAGAACGCTTACCCTCTAGCACAGTACAATCGAACTCCATAATAACGACATTAAAGAGTCGTTGTAGATTAGAGGAGGCCGTAGCTAACCTTGATTTAGACTTTACACTAAATGCAGGCATTACTCCCTCTCCTTAATATTTGGAATTCCAGGAATTCGTTCTATAATAATCCGCAGAGCAGAGTCAAACTTTGAAGGACGAATTAGAGCTAGACATACAATGAACAGCATTGCGAGAATAAAGAGATCAATCAGGGTAAATGAGTGGCCTTGAAAGATCTGGAATCCCGTGAAAGCAAGTGTTGCAAGAAGCACCACAGCTCCGAGGACTCTGTAATAGGTACCAGCACCAGTATCTTCCATTATCGACCTTCCCTTGATTCGAGGACACGAAGACGGGCATTGTAGTCAATTTTGATCTGAACAAGATCAGCTACTAAGTTCTGTGTTGCAGCTTCAAGTTTATCTACAGTAGAGGTTAAGATAGCAACTGTATTTGTTAGTTTAGACGCACCCCACACTAAAGCAGCAAAGTTCAACAAGAGTGTGAAGATTAGTGCAAACTCTCTTGCTGTAATGTGTCTGCGTTCACCTTCACGATCGTCTTGCATTTTAGGCTCCTCGTGGCCAGACTACTTAAAACGTTTTACCATTGATCCAGTGGTGGGCGTTGTTGATGGTTCCATTTGCACCCCCAGATGTGGAATCCGCAATGGTCAGTCCTGTTGCCTCATCGAACTTCCAATAGGCAATCAGACCAGTCTCGTTGCCAATGAGGCGCACAAAGGCATTATCAGAAACCTCTTGATCTGTTCGCACAGTGGACCAGAATCTGACATCAGCAAGGGCTTGTCCGAGCATGCCTTCACTACCTCCATCTCCCATGAGGCGCCGAAGCGAAGTATTGATTGCAAGGGTTCCTGTTTGACCCCAAGTACCAGTCTGCATCAAAATACCATCAACATAGGTCTTGACAGTACCAGCATCTCTAGTCATAGAAACTCTGCGCACACGCATATCGTTGTAGACTTTTGTACCTGCAGTGGTATACGGCCCAGGCCAGAAGGCGGGAGAACCAGAACTGTCTAAGTATACAATGAAACTATCTCCTCCGCTACCAGAGGCAAAAACGCCTGGAAAACCAGACCACTGTCTAACAAGAGTCAGCCACTCCACAGTAAACTGAACAGGGACAACAGATGCAAACACAGAATTGGGGGGCAACTCCACGAATATATTAGTTGAATCTCCGAATACCATAGGCCACACTATTGATCCTCCCCCTCCTCCACCACCAGTAGGTGTCGCCCATGTCTGATCTCCCCGGAGAAAAGTACTGGCAGAAGGAGAACCACTCCCCAAACGTGCAGTTGCCATTACACCAGAAACAATATCAGCAGTATCATGAGTATGTGGTGCATCAACATATGCCTTATTAGCAAGACTTGTTGGATTGACAGGTGTTGGTCCTCTAGGATCTCCGGTAAAGATAGGAGAAGCTAATGGTGCTAACAAATTATCAGCAGCGATACGAGCACTCTCCTCAGCATCTACATCTGCAATTCTTGCAGCAGTTTCGGTTTGTATTTTTCCGTCTAGTAAAAGATCAGCAGCAATTCTCGCAGCCGTCTCAGCCGCCAGTGAAGCACCAGTCAAGAAAGCGATGTTTGGATCATCTGGTGACACTCCAGAGTTGAGGAGAAGTTGCCTTAATGGACGATTGACTACATCAGGACGTGTTGGATGTCCTAAACCTGTAGCACGCTCAGTAAACTGAATCCAATCAATTATAGGCATTAGATTACATCTCCAAACGTGCGTGAGCCATCAAAAAACACATCACCATTAAAAATCCAACCTTCAGTACCAACGACACCACAACAGCCAATTATACTTGTAAGATCACTCTTGAACTTAATATCATCTTCTAACGTTCCTATGGGAGGACAGGGTTCAATATCATCAATCACTTCAGGAGCAATCATATCGAGTAATCCTACTCCGTAAGCTTCAAATTGTTCGATGAAAAACTTGAATCCCCATCCAAAGGAACGTAATTCTGCAAACATTACAGCTGATACGCTGCCAACAGTAAGTAAGCGAAAGTCAAAAGCATCGATTTTATCTGTCTTTTGATCTGGAAAATCTTGTCTTCCATCTCCATATAAGAAACGAAGGGGCTGTGGTAATTTTGTTGGTCTTGGAGGTTGATTTGTTAGTATCAACTTCCCAAAATCTGGATCGAAAATATCGACGTTTCGAAGCCATCCAGTAGAAGGAATCATGGCCTGCGCATCCAAGAATACTGAACGTTTAGAAAGAAACGAAAAGTATCGGTTTTCATAACTTTTGGGGTGAAGGTTGATTGAAAGAGGAAACCGTTTCCTGGGTTTGTAAAACCTCCAGCAAGCAATATACCTCCAATACCCGTTGCAAAATTAGCAACTCCAGGATCCCAACGCAGTTCCGAATCACGTACAAAAGTTCCATTAGTGTAGGCTGCAGGTGTAATGCCTTGAGTTCCAGGAGGCGATCCTACATTAATTATCTCCTGCGTTCCTCCAAGTTCATTTTCTCGATTCGCCATCACATTTGTTTCAACAGCTGCTGCGCGATGAATCGTGTTACCAAAACCCCCCGTAGAACTTGAAAAACCAAATGGTAAGGGCAGCCACGCAAGAGTATCATCTACATTTGCAGGTCTTACAATAGTATTATGATTCGTTCCTGAAATCAACAGCGTTCCAAGAGAATCATCAGCAGGAGGATAGATCCTAATTTCGTATGTAACTCTTAATTGATCGGCAGCGGTTTTTACTATCGTCGTTGGTACCCCAAACTCATCTTTAAACAGCATCCGACTAAACATCGGACCGCCAGTTTGTGTCTGAAACCATCCAAATTCAGTCAGATTTCCGTTAGCTTGAGCTTCGAGAAACAATCGAACCCGCTTTGCCCATCCATAAGAAAAAGAGGGTCCGAAGCCTCGGGAGTCAGAAAAACCTCCATTTCCCTGCGTTCGATGTGTAGTTAAAGGTGTAAGTTCAGCTACCAAAGCTGTATCAGTTGCAGCAGGCGCTGTTGAACCTGTTCCAACACCCATCCAAACAAGGATTTGATCAAGGCGCGTTCCATCATAAGGTCTCATCGCATCAAGACCAACATTCGTTATTAGATTTTTAAACTTCCAAATCCCTGTACAAACCTTTCCTCGAAAGCGCTCAACTGTTACAATTCCTTCTAGTTCAACAGAAGGAAGCTTAAGCTCGCCATACATCGTGCGAGGGACATAAATCTCATGCAGGTTCAAGAGAACCTCCAAGTAATGTCACAGCGTAATCGAGTTCTTCTGGAACTGGGTTATGCACAATTACAACAAGGACAAGAGTGCCATTGATAAATGTTGGAGAAGGATAGTCTAACTCCTCTGGAGGTTCAGTGTATGTAATCACAACAAGAACTAGATTACCAGATAGGAGTGAAACATCGTAGTCTAATTCTTCTGGAGGTTCGTTATAAAAAATTACTGCAAGTCGAAGTTCACCACTGAGAAAACTAACATCATAATCAAGCTCTTCTGTTACAAATTGATTTATTACAGCTTCGATTAAACTAGCATTCAAAAGTGAAACGTTATAGTCTAACTCCTCTGGAGGTTCAATATAAGGATAAAGTGTGCTCTCCATGCGAACAAAACTATAACGTCCAAGTACTTTGTCGCGTTTTGACATAATGATTGCAACGCGATTATCTCGAGTTTTAATAACTTCTTCAACAAACATATCTTGTGTATCTACAATTGGAGTTACGAACTCAATCTCATATCGATCGCGCTGTTGACGATAAACAAGGCCGTTGGCGATATTACTCATATAGAAAATTAGAACGTCTGAGTCTGTAGTATCTAATGGATTGTCAAGCAAAACTCTTGGTGTTCTGCCTTCTCCAAAATTGGTAAGTGTAAAGTCGGCAAGAAACGGATCGAACCAATAAACCCAGATTTCATCGCCTCTTTGCATTGCGATAACAGGACGTGCAGCTTGTTCAAATCCAAGATCCATCTCTTGAGTTTGACCAGAGAACGAGAAAGAGACTGTTTCAGGTTGCCAGTTATCTTTTGTTTCATTCTCACGCGTAATAAAGACAGTACTTGTATCCGTGGTTGGATCGTAAGAAACTCTCGCTTTCCATGCACGAGAGATCGCTCCCTCCGTTACATCTGCAATTGCTTTTGGTCCTGCAGAAGTAGTAACTAGGTGACTTGAACTTACAGCGTCTGGACGTATCTTCGTTGACGAATCACTAAGTTGATGACCAAGAACTTCAAACTCATGTTGAAACTCTCGGATTCCAGGACGTGGTACAGGAGTGAAGACACCAGTCGAGAACTTTAGACCTTCATCCTTCGGTTCTATTGTAACAATTGTTGGAATCTTCGTAGGTGTAAGAAAAGGAGATGAGTTCGGTGTTTTCGTCTCTTTCTGAAAGATTGCAGGTGCCTTAGTCTCACTAGTAAATTGAACCTTTGCTTTGCCTTCACTAGCAAATTGAGGAGTTCCTTTTGTTTCTTGAACAAAGTTTCCCCCCTCCTTAGTTTCCGTAGAAAACTGAGGCTTAAGTGGTTGTTCAGGACCACTTGTCTTACCTACACATCCGTCATTAACGCCCATTATACATCATACTCCCTGCGAACTATACGAATGCCTCCAGACTTCTGTGAATCCATCTCTTCCTTCGCTTCAACAGGTACCATTGAATTAATCAAAGAAGCTTGATGCCGACGAATCTCGTTCGAGCGAGTGTAATCTCCTAATGCTAATTGAATTCTCCAGAGGCCACCAAAGAATACAATCTCATGCCAGGCTTGAGGGATTTGAGGAACGTTGTTTCCACTGTTCAAATCTGACAAAACTGTGTAGTAACGAAGTACGAACTCATAAGCTTTATCTGGTGTCGGCCATACACGAGCAGCACAACCTTCACGTACATAATGAGTTGGAATACCTTGTTCTTCTGGATCACTGTCAAAGTTTTCTTCGTAATAGTCAGTTGTTGTGCGCTTCAAAGGTTTATGCTCGTTTGTATCTGGATCCACGACAGCCAATCTACGCAAGGCCTCAAAAGGTTCAGGCATATTATACAATCTTGTGCCCGGACTTGCATTGAATGTTACAAGAACCTCTTTCTCACGGAATTGAAACTTGTCGATAATCTCCCAATATGCACGATTCAATGCTACCAAGATCTTTGCATCCGGAAGATCGAAAGTATCAGTTCCTGTATGCTCATGCATATCATCATACATCTGCACGATATCAAGAGGCATTGATCGGCTCCGCGTAAAGACTTACAAACTGTTCTCTACCACCTTCAACAATAACAGCAGAGATACTAACTGGACCGACAACCATCAAAAAACCTTCCTGCGGCATAAGCTTTACAGACTTTACAATTGCCATCCCATCTGCGCAAGCGGTAGGTTGCAGAATCGTAAGCTCGATTTTCGTTGTTTCAACGTTTTGAGCTACAACTCGCCAGCTACCGCTGCGCAGAGGAACAACAGGAAATGGCTTGTTCTTCGCAAACACGGGCCTTGCGCCTACAATCAAGGACATACGCATAGAATTGTTCTCCGTGTCAAAAGTTAACCGAGTGCAACAAGAACCTTAATAGTAGTTCCTGCAGCAGCAGCGGCTTCCAAAGCTTGCCCAACAATACTTCCTGTGATACCTGCGACTAATTCGGTTGTGTCCAAACCAGGCAATAGCCTTCCAGCCGTTGTCGCACCTAGCTTCAACTTGTCACCAAAAACTACAGCCTCATCCGAAACACCATACGCAATGCCACTTACCAAAACCAGCACTTGCTCATTCGCAGCTGCCGCAAGCGTTCCTACAAGTGATGCTTGTGCAAGTGCAGCTCGTTCTGTAGAGTCACCACCAACCACAATACCGAGACGATTCTTGTGGTTTGTAACAACTGCTGTCTTGGTAACTTGCCCGTTTGCAAGCATCTCTACTGCGTCACCAATGTTTAGTGCCACAGCAGCTTCTGCAAGCAAGACGTTTCCACCTACGTCAAGAAGTTCTCTCTCACCAGCAGAGTGACGAACGAAAGAAAATCTCGTCGGATCGTGTGAGGACATGGAGACCTCCTTTCGTTTACAGCGGGTTTACGCCGACCCAGCCACGCCAATCAGCGAACCAGATCAAGAAGCGTGTAGTTGCCTTGAAGAGCGCAGCGTCGGTATTGAAATCAAAGTGATCATCAAACTCAATAGGCCGACGAGTCAGATGCCAAGCATCATTCCAGCGATCGTCAATGAAGAAATACGACTTCGGCGAAAGCTTGTAATGTGCCACGTGAGGAGTGATAGAACCAAGACGTGCTTTGATTGCATTATCTTGATTGTTTGCAGTGAACGGCTCCTTCTCAGAATTGAAGATCTGATGAGCTCGATTCACGTCTCCTGCGTTGTTTCCAAGGATGATCTTATTGGGCCACATCCGAATCGGATCGCCATTTTCATCCTTCATAAGCTGGTAGAGATCCATAACTGCAGTAACACCAGTCACAGAAAGTGCTACCTCGGCAGAAGGACGATTTGCAACTGTGATTCCTGTTGCATTCATACCAATCAAGGTATGTGCTGTGTGCGCAAGAGGCAGACCATCGAGGCCCTTAAACACAGTACCTGCAAAGGCATCATCGAGAAGTTGTGCAGAACGATATTCCTGCGTCATACGACCAGAATGTGCAAGCCACTTGGAAGCCTGATTCGCCTTACTGTACTGATCGTCTTCAACCGTACGTCGCGTAATCATAAAACCAAGTGCATATTCCTTATCGACAGCAGAAACCTTCGGTCCAATCACAGCATCTTCGTACGTAATTGGTTCACCATCTCCACGTTCAAGCAGGCGAGAAGGGCCTGTCATGATTGTCGCAGAGATTTCTGGAGTATCCAATCCAGCTGTCTTCAAATAGAGTGGATGCTCCGCTTCATAACGATCCCATTCATCGCGAAAGTCTGAACGCAGACCCGGACGAAAGAGAAGGTTAAATGCGCCTTGAACGATCATGTCAAGTCTCCTTTACGCGAGGACGGTGGAGAGGAACTTGAAGAAAACGATCTTCTGCTCCACGTCGATATCGACGATCTTAACTGAGTTTGCAACAGTCTCATCAAGATCAACGACCCAAAAATCACCAACCTTCGCAAGTCCACGAGACTCTCCGATGAGTGTCTGGGTTGGAATGGTTGGATCTCCTCCAGCTGCGCTGATTGCACGACCAGAGAAGACTGTATCAGAACTCGCAACGGCAACAGAAACTTCCTGCTGAATGTTGGTTGTCTGAAGAACTTGACTCTGATTTGCTTGTTCAAAACCTGGACTGGTTCCAGCGCCCTGCAATGCGATACCCACAATCGCAGCCACAGGATCCGCAGCAGCTTCAGAAACTGTTCCAGCAGCAACAAGAATAAGCACTGCGCCATTCTTGAAAGTCTGTCCAGTCGTATACATCATGGACTGTACAGCTGGAGAAGCACCAGCAGATCCAGGAACACGTGCGGGCTGAATAAAGCGGCTCATGCTTGTTCCCTTTCTCTACCTAAGGTTTACGTTGAAGAGCCGCCTCGATATGCTCTTTTCGAGCAACACGAGCTCGCGACTCATCGATTGTTGGCATCCCCAGCTGTGAAGTACTAGCGAGAAATTGAGCTTCTTCACTTTGGCGCGGATTAAGTTGCCCTGGCTTACCGTGTTGCTTCTCGAAGGCCTCACGCGAGATTTCATCGAGGATCTCCTTCGTTTCCATATCGCAAGTCATGAAGATTGTATCTCCAATAATTGCGGTATCATCCGCGCTGTCGTGTAGGGCGCGAACCTTCGCATATTCTGTATCAACTTGAAAACCAAGCAGCTCCATCTCGTAGATAGAAACTCGATCATTACGAACCCACTGACCATAAAGAGTTGGAGGCAGATCAACATGTAGATGGTCAGCAACAATTCCGCGCTCTCGAATACGAACAAGGCGCGCTTTCTTCTGATTACGCAAGACTTTGTTCTCTTCTGGCTCGGCTTTCAGAGCTTCAGAAAGAGGAGTTTCTGCTCCAGTACTTGCACGAATAACTGTTCGCTGTTCACTCATGATGCAGACTCCTTACCGATTGTAGCTTTAACTACACTATCGCTCGGAACTTCAAGCCAATCAATATATTGTTCTTCTGTCATTCCACGCTCGCGAGCGAGGCGCCGTTCGTTCTCTGTTAACTGTCTCACAGGCTTTTTCGTCCCTTCCGTAGGAGCGCTTGGTGGAGTCGGGCGCAGATGTGGAGGTGTTACCGTAGTAGTTACCGGAGCTGGAGCTGGAGTTGAAGGAGGTGTAGTCCCAAGCATCCCTCGATAATAAGCACCTGCGGCTGCCATTGTAGCAACACTTACAACGTTCTCCGAAATCTCTGTGCCCGAAGCTTCTGCGTTTGCGATAAACTGACGAACAGTAGGTTCAATCGCATCCCAAACATCAGCATATTGTGTTTGCATCTTACTAAGCGCCATCTCCTTAGCAGAGACTGCGTGTTGTACAAGGAGAGGATTGATCGTGTTTCGCATCTCTTCAATAAGTTGTGTTCTCATGCGCGCTTCCATTTCAGCCAAACTCTTCGTTGGAGTCTTCCAGAACTCTTTATCAGCTTCCTCAGCTGTTGGCGGTGGAGGACCAAGTGTACTAATCTTCTCACTCATCGTCTGTACATCACGAGCAAGTTTCGTATTTTGTGCGTGCATATCCTTCAATGCACGATCACTAGCTTCGACAAGTGAAAGCAGTCTTGCACGCTCAGGATCAGGTGCAGGAGGTGAAACTACACTAGCACCTTCTTGAGGCGGAGCACCACCCTCAGTAGACTGGCCCTCTGTCAAGATCTTCTCCTCCGACTTCTCTGGGACGGGAGACGGGCTTGACGTTTTCTGGATTGGCTTCGGCCCTGACATTTTTTACTCCTGTATAAAGGGATGAAATTACCTGCATGCCTAAGCGCAGGCCGTGTAACTTTCCGCGTAATTCAAAAGCGCTTTCTGCATTCTTAAAACCCTCCAGCTCCCTGTACGCTTCCTGCTCCAAGAGTCTGAATAATTTGAGTAAGCTGGTCCACTCCCGGAACTTGACCAGTTGTACCAAATCCGTTATCTCCTCCGGCGCTAGGTGTTGCTGAAGGAAGGAGTCTACTTGCATCTTGTGGTACTCCGTTTTGTTGGAGACTCGAAAGAAGCTCACTTAGGATGATTCTATCAACATTTCGCGTATCAAAGGTATCAAGAACCTGTTTCATCGCTTCAGTACTGCCAATCAAAGCTTTCCGAACAGCAAATTGTATTAACCGCGCATCTCCTGTACCTTGTACAAGCTGCATAATTCCAGTATAATACTGTTGCAAAAGTGTCGCTATGGAGACCCAGTTTTGGCGGTCAAGAACTTTGTCCTGGTTCTGTCCAGCGGCACGCAGATCAATCAAAAGCCCATGACGAATCAATTCTGCTGGCATACGAAAGAAATTTTCAACCAAGTTACCATTCTCTGCTTGCGTATAGTATTCAATACGTCGTGGTCCAAACTGTTGAACTAGCACAGCAGCATCAATAATCAATGAACGATTGAACTCCTTCATGTTTGCAAAGGCGTAATCAAACTTCTTTGCACCTTCCTGAATGCGTGCTAGATCACCAGTTGCAGTACCGGGCGTTCCTGCCGCTTGTTGTCCAAGCAAAACATCACTCACACCTGTTCGACGTTCAGAATATTGCAATGCTGCTTGTTCGTTGTTGAAAGAACTATTATAGATTTCTCCAAGTTGGAAGGCTTCAACATGACTCATATCATCAACAAACCATATCTTACCAGGAAAGATCTCTTCGTCAGGTCCATAACCAGAAAGTTTTGAAACCTTCAACATTCTAACGTTTGCAATCAAAGCATTATCAAGTCTCTGTCGATGTTGTGTTGTGACTTCAGCTTGAAATTGATCATTTTGTTTGCAGACTCCAATTCCCGTCCAACGATGCTCGACAGGAAAATATACTCCAACTCTGTAAGGTCTATGGAGATCGTCATGCCAATTGTAGCGAGCAGACATAATCAAACGAGATGGTCTATGATAATGGATTACGATCTCTTTTTCTCGATCGCTCCCATCAACTTTGAATCCAAGCCACATCTCAACCCAATCAACGCGATTTGGCCAAACAGCTTCGCGTTTCTCGAGTTTTTCTTGACTTTGTTCGAAGCGTCTTTCTGTTCCTGTACTATTACGTGACTTTGTATTGATCCACGCCTTTAGAGCTTCGAAAGTACCCTCACGAAAGAATCCTGATTGCTCCATTTGTAGTATTTCAAAAGGACTCTTACTATGTTCCTCTCCTACCCAGGGCGATGTTTGTGGATCGGTAGAAGAATACGGCATTAGAAAGCGCCCGATAGCTACAGAATCCGTAACGGCACCATCGCGAATAACAACAGGTATTTCTTGTTCTGAGCCATCAGGAAATTGACGAACAGCATAACGTACCAATCTTTCATATCCAACTTTACCAATTCCTGTTCCATACTTAATAATTTCAAGCATCGCAGATGTAACTTTATGACGATATTGCATCTCAACTAGTAATTCGTTGTTTAGAAAATTCTCAAGTGGTGTTACAACATCTGTCCATGCAGCAGATTTTGCTTTCGCGCTCACAAGTTGATCCAGTGCAAACAACTGTGTCATTGCGCGTGCAAAGATGGCCTCTACAGCAATCGCAGTAAGGGGAATAACAATTGAAGATGCACCCTTAAACGGCACTGTTGCTTGTTTATTGCGAGGTTCAGCCCAATAGTCTCTTTGCCATTGTAGGAGTTTCTCCATCCAACGAGAACGTTCTGAATAATGATTGAGAAGCTCGGTTTCTATGTACGAAATAAGCCTTTCTTGTACATCTTCTTCAAATCTTAACTCTCTTGGATATGTCATGTTAAGGTATCACAAGTTGAAGAAGGGAACAAGAACCAAATCCGAGCCCAAAAAGCTTAAGTTGCTGAAAAACTGTCGCTCCCTTACGTTTTGGGAACGGCTCGAAGCGAAGTTGTGGTACATTTGACGCGCCTGTTGTAACATCGGTCAAAATACCAGGAATAAAGATGCGACTTACAGCTCCTTGACCCGTTTGAACCGAAAATGTAGTCACGATTGCTGTATCTCCAAAGGATGCTCCTCCATGATATTCCAAAAGCGGCCAAAGGTTTGGTCTTTCTTCAGCTGGAGCATTCACAGGAACAAAAACTGTATCGATTAACGTGTTTTGGATCACTAAATTGACTGTATCTGTTGTATGAACAATCTTTTTCCACTTCTTAATCGAGTCATTTAGCCATTTTGGAACCGTTTCAACCGTATCAAAGAGCGTTACAATGGTTGGAATCGTTGGAGTTTGGTTAGAATCTCCCGAAAACCACGTTTTAATGACAAGAATTGTGAGAATAACAGTTAAAACAACAATCAATAATGCGTTTTTCACAATGCCTCTTCGTACTCAATGGGAGAATATCCTGTTTGAATGTCACGACTCTCAATGATTCGCTTCTCTGCTGCCTTGTTATGCTCCATATCGTTCTTCGACAAGCCCGGCATCCAAACTTCAGGACCATAAGCTAAGGCATCGAGCATATGATAGCTTTTTGTGGCTCCGAAATCATCAAATTCTTTAATCAACTTCGCTTGATCAGTGTTAAAAAAGATCATTCCAGCCGAAAAGTAATTCGCCAATCCTCTCACACGTGCAGGCTTTGACATTGAACGTCCACCTACAAGTGGCGGAACAGGATAGATGTTGAAGTAACGCTTTCTAAGTTTCATCTCGGCTTCAAACCAAGGCTTAAAGAGGCCAGAGAATAGTACTTCTTCAATCGCTACCACCCGAGGCTGCCAACGTGCAACAAGACGAAAGATCATCTCACAAGCTTGTGGTGGCTTCCAATCTTCCTTT